TTAAGTTCAGTATTAAAGTGACTAGGAACATCCGTAGTGTATTGATTAATTACATCTTCGCCTAGTGGTTCAGGCATACCTTTTGATGGATCGTAGCCACCTAAGTCTGGACCTTCAGTAGGAGGGCGCAAATCGGGGGGAAAATAAGGCCCGTCATCAATGATAGGCATACCATAATCATCACGAGGAGTAACAGGACCACCATAACTAGGATCAGTACCTATCTGAGCACCTTGCTGTTGAGCATAGTCTTGTGCTTGTTGGAAGTCATCAAGGTTAGTCTTTACAACTTTACCTGATTGGTCAAGTACCTGAAAACCTGTACCTGTCTGTTGTGCTGTATATGCTCCACCTAAATTAGGTGAGTTCATTCTATTTGCAAGTTGTGATGCAGTAAGATTTTTACCTGAAACAGGATCAAACGTTTTTTGTTGTTCAGGTTTATCGTCTGTGTTAGAAGCCATTTGTTGTGCTGTTGCTGCAGCTTGGAATCCTGCAGGTGTTGTTGCAGGGTTTGCAGAGTATTGATTTGGGGAATAGCCACCTGCTTGGTAGTTACGTACTGCACCACCACGTGCCATAGTCATAGCTGCTTGTTTAAACTGATCCATCTGTGCTTGTTTGTCAGGATTGTTAGCAAGGTACTGCTGAAAGCCAGACATGTCACCACTGTACCCTAACGTACCTGCAATTCGTTGCATGGCATCTGGCTTAAAACCACCGAATGTAGGATTTTTAAATTGATTAATCATATCTATGCCTTACTATTTTAATGTCATCCAGACTGCACCTGCTATAAAAGTCAGTACGCCTACTGTTGTTATTTTTACAATGGTATTCCATATACCTTTACGTGTGTCACGCCATGCTTCTAGTAAGCTACGCATCTCACTGATGTCTTTGTGTGCATCATCGTCTAGTAGTCCAATAGAACGCAGGGCTTCCTTTGCCCCACGCCTAGCTGCACGATCTAGCATTTCTTCTAGTTCTTCTGATGTTAGCTTAATGTCAGACATGGCCTAACCCTTATGGTTTAGTAGGCCAATCTGCGTCCTCTAGGTGAGGCCAGTTAGCATGTGTAGTAATGTCACGTAGTGCTTGACGGTAAGCTGTTTGTTCAGCAGTCATAGTCAAATCGGATGATGCCCACCAATCGGTTTCAGCCATATAGTCATTTCGTACTGCACGATTAGCAATTGCTGCATTGTTATCAAGACCTTCTTGATATGCTGCTTCTTGTTCAGCTTTTGTGCCTAAGTCGGGATCATCACTGAACATGTCAACAATCTGCCATGCTTGCTCCCAATCCCCGTTTGAGTTTTGCGTCACCCCATTGCGAACAACTGTCTGATATTCGCCTATACCTTCAGTAGGTTTTGGTCCTGCAAGTACAAGGTCCACGTTTAGTGCATCTAATACATTATTATTCCATACCTTTGGCATAGACATATTTAAATTTTCTTTGCGCAACTGTCCTTGTGATTTTATCTCACCAGTTGTGCGATCACGATATTCAGCCATTAGTTGATTCTCCTTTTATGACCTTGAGTTATTTTGCGATAGCATAATAAATATAACTTGCACCATTTTCATTAAGTTCATCATAGGAGGTGTTCATAGAAAAACCTGAACTTGTTGGTGCGATTTGAATAGTACTTGCTGTTGTTGTGCCTGTTACGTTATCAAGTCTAAAGGCAGGGTCTGTCCCAGAAGTAATGCCTAGATATTCATCAAACACCCACCAAGAACCTGTACGAGATACAGCTTTAATCATCACCCATGCAGGGCCATTGCTAAAGCCACAATCAATACTTAAGCTACCACCGTTTCCAGTGTAGCCACCTGCCTTACTAACTCCATCCAAGCTCCCAAATAGCCACGCCATGTAACTATTATTGCTGTCGTTAGTTGCAGCATAGGTGCTTCCAAGGCTGTAGTTTTCATCAGTAAAGTTTAAGTTGCCTGAATATGACCAATAGTTACTAGTCAAGGTTGCGGCATGTGTTGTATCTAATCTAGCATAAGCCTTGTTGCTAACATATGGGTCACTACCTGACGCAAGATTGTAGTTCATATCCTTGTGCCAAACTACCCAATCATTAGTAGTATTGACCGACTTAACCCAGATCATGTCTGGTTTAGCTCTCAGATTATGAGGCTTTATGTTTGTGGCTACATTACTTCCTGAACCCCTATGCCAAGCTACATCAAAAAAGCTAGGGGCATTCCTCCACATTGAAGAGTAGGCGTCTGTCGTTTGACCACCTATGAAATGTCCATAACCTTTTGGAAACCAATCGGCAGCCCCCAAACCAGAGGCAGCACCGTTAGTGTTAGTAGTTATATATTTTTCACCGAAAGTACGGGCAAATGCCATAGGGTATGCACTACTTCCTGGGGTGAAGTATCTTATTGCAGCATCAGGTTTAAAGGATGATTTGTAGTTAGGCCAACCACTCCATTGCTGACTTGTTGTAAATACATCGGAAGCCTTTGTTGGAGTGCTTGGGCTGTCTTTACGAATAGCCATGTAGAAATATCTGTTTGACGACGAGTTAGTATTTGCATAACTACCAGAGACACTAAAACCATCTGCTCTTGGGTTCACGAAACGACCTGTTTCCGTAGTAAGACTAATTTCAATAATATCAGCATTGAAAGTGTGATCACCATTAAAGACCCTTGAACTATCAACGATAACCCAATCTCCAGAACCTGACACATTTTTGATAAGAACATATTGAGGCTCAAAACCAAGGTCTATAAAATTTTCGTTTGTTGAACCTGTGCCTATATATGATCCACACTTAATGATGTCTTGGTCACCAGTTTCGCCAAATGTACCGTCACCGTCATTGTTTGCGAATAGGTAGGCAACATAGGTGCCACCAGATGCATTAAGATCAGCACTAGAGCCTACGGTAAACTCTGTTGATGTGGGTGCTACATAAGATGTTCCATTACCAAAGATAACAGCTTGTGGTGGAGAAGTTCCCGCACTAGTGCCATTCAAAAACATTGCATAATCATTTGAACCTGTATCCACCCATACACGCCAATTTCCAGTAGCATCAGTACGTTTCACAAGTATCATACCGACAGCACTACCTAAATTGTGACTTATAGTACGCCCTGCCGTGCCGTTACCCGTCCATGTGACCACATCGTGAAATTTAGGGCACTTCCTAAAACACCAAGCAACGTAATCATTACTACTGTTGTTTACACGGCTTTGTGTACCTAACTCAAATCCGTTAGATAAAAAACCTGTGATATAACCTGATGCAGGATCGTTATCTTGAGTGCTGTTAGGTTTTAAGTGATTGTTTGCACCTTGCTCAGTGCTACCAATAATATGATCTACGGATGAAGTACGAGATTTTATCCATACAGTGCCACCTTGACCATAACCACTTTGATACTCAGTGCCATTATTAACAATGACAGGTAACCCATTAGAAGTAAAGTCACCTCCAGTGCCTAAGTTTTCACCTATAGAGTAGTCTTCTGTCATAGGTAAGTATATAATAGGATTTAGTGCAGACAACGTAGAAGGTGAAGTAGAACCACCATTAGCATCAATAAATAAACGTCTGTTAGAAGTAGTACTTAGATTTCTATAAGTATAATCTAGGTAAACATGAGCCTTTTTATTTCTGTCAGCATACGTAGCAAAAGGGTTTTTTCCAACGTTTAAAATAGTAGAAGTAAAATCAAGATTTTGATTATTATAAAGAGCATAAGTTGTAGATACAGCAGTATCATTTAAGTAAACATGCCTATTTGAAGAGTTAGACAAATCTACACTGATAACAATATGTGACCATCTATGTAACGGAACCGTATAATTAGCACTGTAGCCATAAAGTATTTCTGTGTTTCCTGTGTTGTATCCACCAAAACTAATCATGCCTGTGTCGTTTACTCTCACATAGAAATTACCAGAGCCATCACTACTGTCTTGTCTAAAATATATAGGCCAGTTTTGCTCATTTGCTTCTCTATAAATCCAAAAGCTAGCCGTAAAAGTTTTACCATCAGTATTACCTGAAAGATCAGTACTACGACTTAGATAACTAGACCCATCAAACTCTGTGCTTGTACCACCGCCAAGCCCATCAGCTAAAGCAATGTTGTTATCAATAACTGTTCCATCTATCTCATAACCTCTATATGTATATGCATTAAATACATCTTCAACGTGGGTTATATCACCGCCACCTGCTGCAGTCATCATTAACTTTTTAACGTTACTCATTATATGTTATCCTAAGTTTAATCCTGCTGTAAAGCCATACCAAGTAGTGCCGCCATCATGTGTGTAGAACACAAACTGATCTACTGCAGAGGCAGTGCTTGTAAGGCGTGGTGCACCAGTAGTTAAATACTGATCTGCTTGAGGCCAAACAATAGCACTAGGCCACGTTACAACATAACCACTAGCACTTGCATCTTGTACAATCTTCAGTGAAAAACCATAAGCTGTACCACTAGAAGGTGGATTGCTAAATGTAAACGTTGTATTCTCACTTAATGTATGGCTGAATACATTACCTGCTTCACAGTCAATAGTAGATGCTAAACTTGATGATGTAACAGCAACATATGTTTCATTATAAGATGTTACCACAAGTTCGCCATCAATGTCAACATCACCTGTGTAACTTTGTAATGAGAAGTCAGTAAGCTTACCATCAAGTTGTGTTTGGATGTTTGACGTTACACCGTCTAAATAGTTAATCTCTGTAGTGCTTGCAGTGACACCATCAAGTGTGTTTAGTTCTGCCGTTGATAAAGTTGCTCCATCAAGAATGTTTAGCTCTGCACCTGTAGCTGTTACTGCTGTACCGCCTAATGTAAGACCAGTTGTCGTAATAGTAATGTTAGATGAACCATCAAAGTTAGCTGCACCTGATGTTGTACCTGCAATTGTAATAGTACGAGGTGTAGTAAGAGCATCGGCTGTAGCAGCAACACCACTAATAGATGCGTTAATAGTACCACCTACTGTAAGGTTACCTACTACATCAGTATTACCTGAGACATTTAGAGTTGCCACATTTGCAGTATCAATAGAGCCAGTATCAATGTAAGCAGTACCATCAATATATGCATTACGCCACTCAGAACCAACAGCCCCCAGATCGTAAGAATCATCAACAGAAGGAATAAGATTTGAAGCAATATCCGCATTTACTGTTACCGTGTCTGTAGCTGCATCACCAAGAGTTGTGTTACCATTAACTGCAAGAGTACCCGTAAGTGTTGTATTAGTTGATACAGACAGTGTACCTGTAATAGCAGTTGAACCTAAACTAACAGCACCTGTGGATGTAATGGAACCACCAAGGCTAAGGTCACCCTCTAAGTATGCATCTTTGTATTTTAAACTAGATGTACCAAGGTCTACTGTGTTAGTTGTCTTAGGACGTAGTGCAGTGGCTGTAGCTACAACATCCTGTGTTGGTCCAATGACTTCAATAGGTGCACCTTCTGATGTAGTGCCATCATGAGTATGGCCCGTACTAGCATTAAATGCTGCCTCAACAGCATTGAACTCGTTATCTAGGTCATCAGCATCAATAACATTACCATTAGCAATGTTGTTGGCTGTATCTGCTCTTACGTAACCTGTACCCATAAGTTTTCCTTACTTCCTATTGTTTTCAGCAAATTCAAGTATTGCTGTATCTAACAAAAATGCTGAATTAGAACTATCGTCTTCTATTCTTAGTGCCACTGTATTACCTGAACCTACAATATTTTTATTAAATGCTTGTGTACGAGGTTCACCGTATGTAGTACTTCCAAATATTGCAGTGTTATTTCCGTAGAAACCACCACCACCTGCATCTGATATTAGTGAAAATGTAGCAGGTTGTATTTTATTTCTGTCGTTTTGATTATACCTAATGTTACAGTCAATGTTGATTGCACCAAATGGTTTAATATACAAATCTAGCTTATAAAATGTTTTACGTTTCTGTGGATCAGTGATCGGCATAAACGGTGATTCATAGATAGCTACAACGTTATCTCCATCACGTGATGTTCCACTTTCCATACGGTAAATGTAACCATCGTTATTGGAAAACACTACAAACTCATTATCACCAATGTACTGCGAGTCAGCAATATAAACTTTGTAGCCTTTTGTTTCAGCCCACTGAAAACCTGTACCACCTTGGTCAACAAACTTAGTGCCTAATACACCTTTAGCTATACCAACCTTTTCACCATTGACGTAACCAAACATACGATACTGTGCTTTACCACGAATTACTGTACTAGAAAAACTTCCTGCATAAGACTGTAGTTCATTTACAGTTGGACGTATATTCTTAGATGCAACGTCAATGCCAAAGTCACCAATACGTTCTGTTGAGCTTAGTGTACGTAGTCCATCTGGACCAAGGAACATAATGTCAGAACCAATCTCTTGTATTGTGTCTGCACTTAAACAACCAAGGTCTTCTGTGATTGCACTAAGAGTAAAGTCAGCAGCACTGTTACCTGTTAGTCGCATAATCTTATCACGACAGAATATGATTAGTGCATCACGATAAACTTTAAGTCCAGTAATCTCTGAGTTAAGACCAATGCTACCTGCACCGTTAGCAGGATCAAAGTCTGTGTCTGAGTATGGTGCTGTAAAGATTAACTCAGAACCATTACCAAAGAACAGTGTACTCTTAAACAGTTCTACTGTGCTTGCACCCTCGACTGCAGTATTGCCTACACCACTGCTAGTTATATAAGTCATACCCTGTGTACTATCCGTGTAATATGCAGGATAGTTTACACCATCAACAAACACAATCTTTAGAGCATTGTTAAAGTTATAGCTTACGTGTCTTGCTTTAGTAAACCCAGTATCACTTGCTGTTACAAGAGATGTCCAAGCAGGTGTAGCATCTGTTGTGTTAATTAAATAATATACACCACTACGTGCGGCAATAAATCTTTCTTCATCTGCATTTTCTACAACTGCCAATGCTTGTGTTACACCACTACCAGTTAACTGTGCATCATCTAGTTTGGTGTATCCTGCTACTTTACGATACCCACCATCAAGTGAGGGTTCAAAGTTTTGCAGAATAAATGCAGAGCCTACAGCATTAATACCCTGTTGCAATGGGCTGATGTTAGTAACCAAACCACCTGTAAACTGTACAGGAAATGTGGACCAAGCTGTAGTCATGTTTTATACTTTCAATAGGCCAAATGTATTTGGATTGCTAAACTTTACAGTAGAACGTACATACTCATATGTATTGATATGCAGACTACGCATGTACTTAATGCCTTGTTCAAACTTTTGTTGTGACAGTTGAGCAGATTGGTTATCGCCTCTAAACTGATACGCATAATACATAGCACCGTCAGTAATCACGTGCTTAAACTCTACTGGTACTGTGGGTACATCATCATATAGTTCTAAGTCTACAGGATTACGATAATATTC